CAGGTTATCCAAGCGTTCCCCTGTAAAGAACTCCACTTTGCCGCCATTCGGGAAGCTAATATTTAAGTCTGATTTGGTATTAGGGAAGGGAAGGCTATTGCATAACTTCTCAAAAAATACCTTAGCAAGTTTATATGTCGGGGTAATGTAAGCAACCTGACCGCCTTTGATTGCGGTTGTTATGCATTTGATTTGGCTGAGTTCCGATTTGCCGAACCTTCTACCGCACATAACAACTATGTACCTAGCTTCGCAGTTAAGTATCTTCTTTTGATTAATATGCCCGTTAGGTAGTTCTATCCGCATTAAAGAATTGTCTTGCCGTCTACAAATACTATCTCTATTCTGTTATCTGTTTGAATATCTACTTGTTCCTTTGGCTTACCATAAACACGGGTTAGCAAAGTTTCTAAACTATAAAGGCTGCCCTTCTCTAAGCTCTTACGCATAGCTGCTGCTATTGTCTTTTCTAATACTGTTGCCTTTGGGTTATCCCATACGGACTTTAACTCCTCTAAGTCCATTGACATCATAGCTTGTATTGTATCGTTTATCTCAGATACCTTATATCCTTGTTCTTTAAGTAGGCTAACATACTTACGAGGTCTGCCGTTTGGGTTAGCAACCTCGCCTTTCTTAAATTGATGTTGTACTATATCTTGCGCTGCCATTGTGCTATTATTGTGCTATTTAATATAAGGTTGCCCGTTTCTTTTAACTTCTAATGTCGGGTCAAGTTTTAACATTCTGTCTACTATAACTTGGCAATATTTAGGGTCAAGTTCTGTTCCGTAGCACTTCCTATTTAATTGGTGTGCTGCTACCATTGTTGAGCCTGAACCAAGAAACATATCTAAAACTAAGCCATTATCTGGGCAGCTTGATTTTATTGCTCGTTCGCATAAAGGTATTGGCTTTGGTGTAGCGTGTCCACCTGTGTCTTTTCTTTCTTGTTGGCTTGTTCTACTAAAATGCCAAACGTTATTCATATTATCGTGAACATTATCAAAATATGCCCTTGAAGAATATAATTCATTTTTAGTTATTTCGTATTCTTTTTTCAATTCATTATACTCTTTTGCAAAAGCCTTTCCATTACTTGCTTGTTTTATTGCGTTATAATCTTTTTCAGTTGGAAATAACCATTGTGATTTTGCCCAATAATGTGAATGTGCTGAACTTGTAATTTCTAAAATTTGATTATTCGATAGTCCGCTCTTTTCTTTTTCTTTTCTTAAATAATTTAATATATTTTCGTAGCCTTCATAAAAGTCATCTACTTTTCTATTTTTGCCATCTTGTCCTAACATAACAAATAAACACTTTTCATCAGCTACTGCATAGCTTCTTCTTGACTCGGAAAGTTGCCCTTGTCCATTAATCTTATCCCACGTTATTAAATTCCTAAAATACATTTTATCTTCTTTGATATATGGCTTTAATATTTCGCTATATATATCCATCAAAGGCTCATCTATACCCCAGCAATACCAACTTCCGTTTTCTTTAAGGTGCATAAATTGTAAACCAATCCATTCCCTATTAAAGTCGAGCAAGTCATTATAATTAAGATTGTCATTAAGTACACCTTCGTTTTCTTTTTTCATTCCATAAGGTGGGTCGTTGTGTGCCATATCTGCCTTTTGCCCGTTCATTAACAAAGCTACTTGGTCGCTGTCCGTACTATCCCCACAAAGTAATCTATGTTCTCCTATCTCAAATAAATCTCCTAATACTATATCGGTTTCTATTCCCCCGTCTGGAACTGCAAAGTCATCTTCTTCGGCTTCTACTTCGATTGCATCAAAACCTGGTATATCTAAACCCCAATCTTGTAGTTCTTGCGCATCCCAATTATTAGCAAGGTCGTTCCAATCCCACTCTCCATAGCCTACATTGTCTTTAACTATAAATTCCTTTTGCTGCTGCTCTGTTAATTCACTTGCCTTTATAATAGGTATCTCTTTAAGCCCTGCTTCCTTACAAGCCTTTAATCTCATATTGCCACCAAGCACAACCATATCATCATTTACAACAATAGGTCTAAGGTTAAGCATTTGTGGGAACTCATTTATTGACTTTACGAGCTTTGCAAACTTATCGTCCTTAATTATTCTGGGGTTGTTTGGGTTTGCTTTTACTGTGTTGATTGGTACGTTTTGTATCATAGTATTCCGTTTATAATATCGTTAGCTTCGTCTAATGCATCTTCTTGGTCTAAATAAGTGTCTACATCTTTTATGTGCTTGTTAATTAATGTTTCTGCCATAGCATAGGTATAGTGTCCGATTGTAGTCATATCGTCGCCTTGCGTTCCCGTTTTACATACTGCTACAAAGTAAGCCTTATGTGTAAGCAATAACCAAAGTGCGTTTAACTTTCTCATCTGCCTTGACCTCTATATGCTTTTTCTCTGGGGGTGTGCTTATTAAAGGACTTCTTTGCAGAGCCTCGCTTTCTTTTCCCAAAGCTAATTTTGTTTTTATTCTCGTTACCTTTTGCCATGCGGTATATTTTTTAAATGTATTTCAAATATTTCCTCAGAAGTCCACCTGTTTTTAAAATCATAGTCGTAATGGCAATCCCTGCACATAGCACATAAATTAGTTATATGGTCTTGCAGTTGTTTTCTTTTACTGCCGAACTTTGACCTAGCTACTATATGTGCTATATCTACCGCTACTTTGCCACACACTTCACAAAGAATAGTGTCTGACGTATCAAACCCCATTCCTTGTAAATAGTTTAAAGTGTGTCTCTGCATAGTTTCCCCATTAAATTTCTTCGTTGATTAATAATTAAAAATTTAACTATGCAAATTATTTTCTGTCTATTTCTTTTAACTTATTGATACTCCACTCTATCCCACTCGTACCTCCCCACGCATCCCACATTAACCCACCGCAACCTTCACTATAAGGAACATCTTTATGCTGCTGATGTCTTTTAAAAGATGCCATTCTTGCTATCGTATCTCTGCTGATTGGTTCTTTGTTAGCTAATTGTCTTGCCCTTGCTTTGCCTGTTGCTTCTCCGCAAGAACCCCATCCATTTTTCTCAGCCCATTCAATAGCTCTCTTTGCGTTGTTAGTTGCTGACTCAGGATAATCGGTGTAGCTATCTGCAAACTTACCACCGGCTAATATTGCCTTCCAAACCTTCATAGCTTTTTCTTCGGTGTCGTAAACACAACCTCCGTTGCCTATCTTAAATTTCCCGTTAGAGCATTTTATTACTGGCATAGTTTACTATAAATATACTTTCTGTCTAAATTTATTGCCTCGAAGTTATAATTCTTTTCGCAAAACTCAAAAAGCTTCTGTCCGCTCTCTTTTCTCATAGCCTCGTCGTTTACTAAATCCTTTATATGTTTATACCAATCCTTCTGGCTTTTAACATAGTGAACAGGTAAATCTAGGTAGGGATTGACAAAGCTAACTATTGCCGGGTTCTTTTTAGCTGCCGTTTCTAATACTTTAAGATTTGACTTCATAGCGTTAAACCTGCTATCTACTAACGGAATTACTGAGATGTCGCTATCTGTATAAGCCCCCATATATTCCGTAACCCTTGCATAGTTATAGATTGTAGGGTTAAGTTTTAGACCACAAGTAAACGCTCCTATCATCTTATCCCATACCGGCTTTTCTCCGTCGTTATATCCGGCTATTACAGTCCTTATATTCATTCCTTGCAAACGCTTAAATGGTTGCTTCAATAATTCTATATCTCTTTCGTGCGTTCCGCTTCCTGACCAGAATAATCTTACCCGGCTATCTTCTGTCTTGTTATCCATAAACTGCTCCTGCCCGTAAGGTAAAGCGTTTGGTAAGATGTGAACGTTTTTATTGTATTGGCTTATCTCTGCTGCCAATCTTTCGTGCGTACAGGTGCAAAGGTCAGCTATCTGCATATAACTTATAATTTGCTCCGGTATTTTATTCATAAGATAACGCTCATACAATAAATGGCTTGGCTCTAAGTTCCAGTAGTCGTCGTTATCTACAACTAATTTAAAGCCGTACTTAGTTCGCCACGCATCCATTTGAGCTGCCGTTATCTCGTTTAGCATTCTATTCATAAGAACAATATCCCACCCCTGTTCTAATAATTCATCATTAAGTACGTCGGTAATAAGTGCGTACTCTTTTTCTAAGTGTACTATTGGCATCATTATCCGGTGCAGTCCAACACCCGAGTTGGCAGAAGTTATACAGAGTATTCGCATCTTATTTTGTTTTGGTTGTGATAGATGTCTTGGTACTTTTCCCATACGCTCTGTGCTCGTGCCAAGCTCTCGTCTTTCATTCTTCTATATTCAGTTCCGTTGCCTACATCGTGTCCTATATGCTCCGACCTCATATCCGGCAGGTAATAGTTAGTAAATCCTGTAATGGTTGCTCTTTCTCCGTAATCTCTATCCTGCATTCCATACGGGTCGTACTCCTCATTGTAACCGCCTACCTTGTCTATTAGTTCACGAGTGATAAAGTTATCGCCAAAGGGTGTGTGCGTTTTATGTACCCCGTCTACTAATGGTGGCAGCTCCTCTACACAATGTATTCCAATTATGCCAGTTTTTGACACACGTTGAGAAAACATAACCCAATTTTGCAGCCAATTGGTTGGTAATAGTATATCATTAGCTAACAAGCAAACCGCATCATAGTTTTGTGTTATCCTTAACCCTGCATTTACTCCGGCTGCTATGCCTCGCTTTTCTTTTGATAAATCGTAACCGGCAAACGGATAGTTAAAGTTTTCGTGGGTGTCGCTTCCGTTGTCTATTAAATAGCAGTCCGCATTGTAACCAGAATTAAAAAAATTTTGGTTAATTACACGCTGCGTCAAGTCGTGCCTGTTTTGTGTTAGTAATAAGATTGCTACTTTCATTATCTTATGTTTGAGCCTATTTCTTTTGCCGGAACTCCTGCGTATTTAGTATTTGATTTTGCCTCTCCTTTAAAAAAAGCACTTGCTCCTATCATACAGTTTTCTCCAATGTGTGCGAACTGATGCAGGACTGCGTTAAGTCCTATATTGCTACCCTCTTCAATTATCGAGTGACCGCCTATCTTAGCTCCGCAGCTTATTGTTACATTGTCAAAGATTTGGCAGTCGTGTCCTATGTGTGTGTGTTTCATTATAAAGCAACTATTCCCTATAAATGTATCTATCTCAGTTCCGGCATCAATAGTTACAAGCCCTGTAATAACATTGTTATCGCCAATATATACTTTGCCTTTTTCTTTTTGCCAGAACTTCTTATGCTCTGCTTTGTCGCCTATTATACAATAAGCTCCGATGTAGTTGCCATCTCCGATAATTACGTTATCGCCAATGATAGCTGTGGGGTGGATGTAGTTTGCCATTATTTTATTTTTTAGGTTGTGCGTCGTACCATTCGTATAAGCGTTTAATCATATCAAAAATACAATGGCTGCACCATACAGTTAATATAAAATCTGGGCTCATATATTTTCGGTAGATATGCTCATACATTTTTAAGATGTCTAAATCTATATTTCTTACATAACCATTCTGGACCATTTCATAGTTAGGTCTGTGCAGGTCTAAGTATTGGCGATGTTCTATTTCCATAAGCTCCACATTATTTTTGAAAGTAAAGGTGCTGCAACTCCTGGTATAAATACAAACGCAATAACATCTGTACATATTGCAGGTAGTAAATATAAAACCAAACCTGCCCAAGCTGCTAAACAACTCGTGCAGCTAAAAGGCTTAAAATCTAATTTCCACTTCCTATGGAATTGGTGTATCTCTACAAAGAATAAAGCAAAGCATATCGCTGCTAATATTGTTAGTATCATAAAATACTTATTTTAAAATTATATTTTGATTGTATTAACTTTAATTTATTATATGAAACTATCCTTCTTATTAAATTTCTTTTAGGATAATCAGTAGTACATCGCATACATTTTGCATAGTAGCTTATCATTTTCGTAATTGTTTTTTAAGTTCACGCTTGGTTAGTTTCAATACCCTGTGTATTGTCATATAAGGTATGCCGGTTACCCTGCTAAGTTCCTTTGCGTTGCAGTTATGGTTGATAGCATAAAGCCTAAGTAGGTCGCTACTAAACCAATGCAGTTTGCTTAACTCATCTTCTACTCTATTAAGCAGCTCCTCATCTCTATCGTGCAGTTCTACTTCTGCATTCAAAGGTTTCCTGTAAGTTCTATAAAATTGGCTCGTATTGCTTTGCATCATATTAATCATTGTTCTAACTAAATAGAACTTTAATACGTTGCGTTTGTGCATATCAATTAGCTTATCCTCATCCATTTCACATAGCACTTTAAATAATTCGCTGCGTAAATCTTCCTGCAACTCCTCTGGCTGCATTTTACTGATAGCGTCGCTTAGTTCTTTACTATCCCACAACTGAACTATAATGCTATTCCGGTTCATACTCTTTTAATGATAATTTGCCGTTCTCCTCAGTTGCTATGTAGCATAAACATTTTGATGCTTTTGCTAAATTTAAAAATGATATTTGATAAGTGCTAAGTTTGTCGCCTGTTGCTTTGGTTTCGCAGTATACGGCTATGCCTTGATTAGTAAAGCCTACTACATCTGGAACTCCTTTAAGTCCTATAAATGTTCTACCTCTTACGGCTAAATTGTTATTTCGCCATACAAAAGCTCCATTTTTATTTAAGGTCTTAATTGCTTCTTTGGTTAATTCGTTTGCCGTCATATTACAAAACTAAACTAAACTTGTGGATATAAACAAATACTTTTAAAAATCTGATAAGCAACCTGCGGAACAATAGCATTCCCGTATGCTCTTATAGATTGGTTTCTCCATTTAGAAAAGGTTTTAGAGTCCAATCTTTCGGAAATCCCATCATCTCTTCTAAGTATTGGGGGTTCAGTAGGGAATGAGGAGAAATCCCTTTTCTCAAAAAATAACCTACTATGTGCAATCTTTTCTTTTGGCTTGGTGGGAATGTGCTGTTTGTAAATTCTTGCAGAGTCGGAGTGGGCAACAAACCAAGTACGCTCTCTTTTGTGTGGTGCGTTTTGGCTACAAGCTGGAAGTATGTACGCTTGTACTTCGTACCCTTCAATTTCCAACTGAGTTTGCACCTCTTCGAATACCATTCCCCCGTTCCAATTAACAATGCCGAGTACGTTTTCGCCCACGACCCATTCCGGCTGAATTTCTCGTATTGCTCTAAGCATTTCCGGCCAGAGGTGTCTCTCATCTTCTTTGCCAAGTCGCTTTCCTGCACTTGAATATGGTTGGCAAGGGAAGCCCCCTGATAAGATGTCGATGTCTCCTCTGTGAATAGTGAAGTCTGTTTTAGTGATGTCATTGTAACTTATTGATTTTGGGAAATGATGTTTTAATACTTTTTGACCAAACGGGTTCCACTCACAATGAAATACATTTTCCCAACCGCACCATTCAGCAGCTAAATCAAAGCCACCTATTCCGCTAAATAAACTGCCGTGTCTCATTTGAATGTTGTTTTGTTTTGTAATATTTGCTCCTCAAAAAATAACGCAACCGCTACTGCTCTGGCTTGGTTCTTTAACCATTGTTCAGTCCACTCATCCCTGTATTGTTTAGCACTTAAAATATCCATTTTGTTAGCCTTGTAAGTTATAATTTCCATTAGTTTCTTTTTAGCTAGTGCTCCATCTTCTTTTGTCCAGATTTTAATTCCGGCAGCATTTAGCTTTGTAAATACGCTTAATGGGTTAAAGAGCTTATCAAATGTTCTATTTTCTAGAATTTTATACTCCTGATAACTGTAATCAATTATCTCTAAATCAGTTAAGTGAGGTATTGCTTCTACTCGTTCCTGTGGTATCATTTTGCGTACTTCGTTTGCTTTTTTCTTATATCTATCCATAACCTGACTAAAATAGGCAGGGCTAAAATTCTGGTAGTGGTCTATAAAGTCATTAGCCACCATTTGCTTAAACGCTACTTTAATCTCGTTTATTGTAAAGTTCCCGTATTCACTTCTTATCCAATCTTCTAAGATTGCAAGTTTTACTTCGCCCGGATTAATAATTCCTACAAGCTGCATAAGGTAAACAAGGTTCTGCTTAAATATTGTAGAGTTTATGCTCCGCATCCTCTCGCCCGAAAATGCTGTCATAATCTCCTGCTCCATAGGAAGTAGAGTGGATGTAGTTGTAATTGGCAAGGTTATCGAGTTCGTGCTTGTTAAGTTTTCGCTGATTATTTGTAGTTCCTTTTGCATATGTGTTTGAGTTAGTTATCCAATTATTTGCTGCTGCCTTCCAATTTTTCATAGGGTTTTTACCTACCTTCCAGCCGTTGCTCTCGTAATAGTTAAAAAACTTTTGGGCTTCTGTTTTGCCGTTTTCAGTTCCTAAACGTATTGAAATATACTCTAAGGCTTCTTCAAAATTACATTTAGAATTTAAGTTTTCAACAACTTTTTTCTTTACCATTACCTTATCCTTATCCATTACCATATCCTTATCCTTATCCATAGCACCATATAAGGGGCTTACAAGGGGCTTAAATTCGTCATCTATTAAATTGAATTTTTGTAAAACTTTGATAATTCCCCCGTGTGCTTTATTGTCTGGGTTAAGTCCGCTAGGATATTGAAAATCTATAAACGAGGGTATATACCATTTATTGCCATCGTCTATTGTAATAACCTTATTTCCAAAAAATTTTAAAGCTTCTCGCTCGGTTATTTGCTCCCCTATTCGTATTCGGGCTACATCAATATCTACCTGCCATATTCCTGCGTGGTCGCAGTCATCACAGATGTAAAGCCATAAAAGTTTGTAAGGTGCTGAGAGGTTACGAATGAATGGCTTTTTCCATTTCTCCGTGTCTGTAAATCTTTTTGCCATAGTGTAAAAAAAGAAGCCCCCAATAGAGTCGAGCTATCAGGGGCTATTATTTAACCACTAAACACATTATCGGCTCGACTTTCGTTAATGTGTTTTATATTCTGCAAATATAAGCTAATTTTCGGTAATTTCAATCTTTTTACAAATCTTTTTCATTTTGTCTTTAAACCAATCTTCCGTGTCAATTAGGTTGTTTGCCTGTTTAATATTATGAATTGCGGTCGTGTGGTCTTTTGTGCCGGTGTACGCACTTATCTCTTTAAGGCTCAATTTAGTGTACCTTCTAAGTAAATACGCAGCAGCCTTGCGACCAAAGGTAGTTTTTAAAGACCTATCTTTTTTTAACACATCGCACTCAAATACTTCGTCTACCAGCTTCACGATGCTTCTGGCACCAATGTCAGCCCCTACCGGCTCATTATCTTCTATGCCTAATAGTCCAAGCTGCGACATCATTTCATGAAGTTGTATGTGGGTATTCCGTTGAGCATAATATAACTCCTTTAACTGTCTTATTGATACATCTCTCTTTCTCGTTAGCATAATTAAAACGGCAGTCCTTCCGTATCTTCTTTTGGTTTTGAATAAGTTGGTTTGGTTTCAGGGTTAAAATCATTTACATAAATTTTATAATCTGGTTGCTTTTCCTCTGTCTTGTAGGCATTAACCCACATTGAGTATTTAACATTCTCGATTGTAAAATTAATTACTTCTCCTTTTGCGGTCTGCTTTTTCCAAGCACCTGCACTCCATTTTTTTTCTGTCATTTGTTTATTTTTTAATTGAATATTGAGCTACTAATTTACTACGTTTTTTCGTACCTACGTTAATTAATTCCGTTTGTACTTTGTAGCCTTTGCGTTTAAGTTCAAATACTACTGCTGCTAATCTCAGACTATTATATTTTGTTAGAGCCTGAATTGGTGTCAAGGTCTTGCCCGTAAGCAAGTGGTTCAAGATTTGTTGTTGTTGTGTCATTGTTATTGATTTGGTTAAAAAAAATTGGCTTGTCTAAAACTGTTGAATATTTTTCTATAAAAATTAATAGGTCTTTATACGCTTCCTCGTTGTACCAAGCATAGTGATAAACCTCTGCCAGAAGCATTTGCCTCTCAAATGGTAATAGTTCCTTCATTAGCTTTCGTTTTGGTTAATATCTTCTTCTATTAAATTATCTAATACTTTTTCTGCGAGTAATATGCATATTTCTTTTTCTTTTGTAAGTAAGTTATGTGCTTTTAATACAACTTGGTCTGCTGAAATCATTTGACCTTTATATTGATTAGCCCAATCAATTAATTCTTGCATTGCGGTTTTCATTAGCTTTTCTTTATAGTTTCTTTAATCTTGTTAAACTCCTCTAAGGTCTTGATGGCATTGATTTTTATGGCAGCCTTTACCTTCTGGTCCTCGGTAAACTTTGTTTTGTCTAGCTGCTCAATTAAGAATGCTTTTTGACCTTCGCTTACCTCGTCTTTATGCTCATTGGTAGCGTCTGCGTCTTTTGTGTCATCGATTGCAAACAAACCATTAAGGGCATACTTACGAGCGTAAGAACTAGCTGCTCCGGTAATCTGTGAAGCATCCATTCCCTTCTTGTTTTCTTCTTCTCTGGCAAGTCCAGTACAGGTTATATTGTCTTCCCCGTTACTTAAACAAGCGGTTGCCTTTACATACACCCTGCTGCCTACTTCTACTACTTCGTCGCTTAACATTAAAGCGTAGCCGTACTTATGGCAGATAGGTTTTGCTGCTTCTATAATATCTTCTGCACTTCTGTACTTGTATTTTGCAAAAGCGTTGAATTGGTTTTTAGGTGCTTTAAGCTCCTGTTGGATTTTAATTAGGCTCATATTATTTGTTTAAAGTTAAGGTAATGTTTACGTTATTTTTATTACATTCGAACCAATTTTTTTGTTTGTTAAAATTTAATTCATATCCTAATTCACTTAAATGCTCCATTAAAGAGGCAGTTGCATATCCTTGTAATTTTATCTCGTAAAAAAGTGTTACACAGTAAAACTTATCTAGGTCTAAACCTAAGTTTAATAATTCTTCTATTTGTTTTTTCATTGTTATTTGTTTTGGGTGTCAATAATGCAGTGTTCTAATACTTCAATAGTAGGCTCTTGTCTTTTCTTCATAGCTATAAATAATTCATAGGCTTGTGAATAGTCAGACGAGATAGTGTCGGACTGGTAGCTACCATCTACAACAGTATAATAATAAACCTCTCCTCTTAGGTTCGTTTCTTTTACAAACTCAATTTTCATACTCTTGCATTTTTAAGTTAAACTGATATTCTGCCCAGCGATTAAAGGTGTAGTCGTCATCCTCGTAATCGTAATTCTCAGGTAGTAATTTCGGGTCATACGGGTTTTGTGTACTGCTCCCGTCTTGCAGTAAGATGTTGCCAAATCTCTCGAATTGGAACTTCTGGTAGTTGGTTAAATGTGTCATTTGTGTTTTGTTTGCACAAATATACTACAATAAACAATACAAAGTGCAAAATTATTAAAATTATTTTTGCAACCTAGTTGCGTTTGTACGTAAGATTGTACGCATATACGTACAAAATCAGGGCTTATCGCTCAATAAAAAGCCGGTTATCGCTCATAAATTTACATAAAGTAAAGGTAAAACTTTACAAAAAATGTAATAAAATAGAGCCAAAAGTAGTAGTATTACTACCTTTTGTTGTACCAAAGTGCAACTTTATAGCAACTTTTGGAAGTACATTTTATCCTTACCCCCGTACATATACTCCGGAATGTAAAGCCTAAATCCGCAATCTATAAGGTTATTAGCAGATGGGAAGTTGTCTAATGTTGTGTAAGTGATTGCTATATGGCAGGTAATAGACGCAGCTTTGGTTCTGGTCTTAATCATTTTTCTTTGAATACCTTGCCCTCGATATTCTTTTTTAACCCAAGCCCTGTTGAAAATGCAAATGCCTCTGCTATAAATCGAACCGCAGTAAGCTACAATAATACCTTCGTCTAACATAACCCACCACTCACGATTGTATTGGAACTCATCTCCGCAACCTTTAAAGTTTGGGTTGGTATAATCAAGCTCCTTTAATTGCTCGTAAGCATCGCGGTCTAATATGTTGCCGAAGCTAAATATCTTTTTGAGTCGCATTGATTATCATAATTTTTTTTAGGTATAAACTTAAATCTAATGCTTCTTCATATGCGTATCGCATCCACTCCTCTTGGTTCAAATCATTTCTATCTAATGTTGTTTTATATTCCTCTTTGCCCTTTGCTTCCCGGCTTCTCATATCTTCTATTACGGCTGCTAATATCTTACTATCCTGCATATCTGGTTGTGCATTTTTATTTGTTATCTGTC